AGCATATTACATACGATTGTTGACCATGTTGTTCTTCTCAGCATGGAAAAAGAAAAGATAAGACATATGAACGAACAATTTTCCCATTTAGGAATTTCAGCAAAATTATTTGTTGGAATTGCGGGTAAAGATGTTCAGCATTTATATCCATCGGCGGCGGCGATAGAACATGGCGTAAATGCCTTGGGAAATCTAGAATCTTTCAAAACGATAATGAAACAATATCAGGATTCCAAAGCCATCGCACTATTTGAAGATGAAACAATCCTGGTCCATGACTTCAATGAGCATTTGAAAACCTTCATGCAGGAAGTCCCGAAAACTTGGGACATGATTTATTTTTCCGCAAACCATATTTACAAACCCGAACGCATAACAGAAAATGTATATCGGATAATGGGAAGTTGGGGAATACACGGCGTGATATTAAATAAAAAAGTGTACGATAAAGTAATTAAGATGGCTAACAAAGTCGCCGCACCATTCGATGTTGTACTGCATGACCTGCAATACGAGACGGAAGCATATTGCATCAATCCTCACATATCATATCCCTATCCTTCTTATTCTTCAGTACAACAAAGTTTTTCGTTTTATAATTTTCCAAGTCCTAACATGATTTAATTTATGCAGGAGTAGCACAATTGGAATTAATGCACTTGCCTACGAAGCAAGTTAATAAGGGTTCGAATCCCTTCTCCTGTTTGATACCTAACGATTAGAACAATTATTTTTTGGTAAGTGTTCTAATCGAAAACAATAAATAATAGTATGAAGAAATATCAACCTAAAATTTGTTTAACTTGTTCAAAAGAAATTCCTTATGAAAAAAGAATGAATCAATTTTGTTCTCATTCTTGTTCAGCCACATTTCATAATAAAAATAGGATAACAAGAAAAAAGAATGAAACTTGTTTGTTTTGTGGAAAATCTTTGAGAGGAATAAGTGGATTAAAATATTGCACTAAACAATGTCAAATTGATTATCAAAGAAAACAAGTAATTGAAAAATGGCAAAAAGGAAAATTTAGTGGTAATAGTGGTAAGACATATATTCAATTATCGGCACATATACGAAGTTATTTATTTAAAAAATATGATAACAAATGTGCTAAATGTGGATGGGGTGAAATGAATCCATACTCTAAAAAAATTCCTTTAGAAACGGAACATATTGATGGTAACTTTGAAAATAATAAAGAAGAAAATTTAACTTTACTTTGCCCTAATTGCCATTCTTTAACTCCAACTGCTAAAGGGGCTAATAAAGGCCACGGTAGATATTATCGTAGAGAACGATATAAAAAAGGTAAAAGTTTTTGATGCCCGATTAGTTTAACGGTAGAACGTTAGTCCTACAAACTAAAGGCGGTGGTTCGATTCCATCATTGGGCACCATACAATAAATATAGGTATGAAGTTTAAAATTATCGCAGAAGGTTACGCAGGTACGGAACGCAGTTTTTACAATCAGCCTTTTGATATGTCGGGAAGATATAACAAAGGCGAATATCGTGCTCCCGCATATAATCGCAAGACTGATTACCTGCAATCCAAGGCAAGCGAAGAAGAAGTAAAAAGATTTTTTGAAGCCAACGGACACAAATTTTTAGAATATGGAAGGGATTGGAAATGGGATATCAAATTTGAAAACAATACCAATCATGCGATTTGGACAACGGAAGTAAAGGAAAGTTTTGAATCACAACGAACAGGAAATGTTGCTATCGAATTTGAGAAGAATGGGAGACCGACATCGATACAACAAACTGAAGCGAAATATTGGATTGAAAAAATACACGAGCCGAGCGGCGAGATTATTTTCGTCATGCTCTTGACCGAAAGGCTGAAACAAATGATAGAGGATAAACAATATCATCGTATTGCTGTCGGGGGAGACCCAGGTACAGGCAGTAAGGTTTATCTTTTCAAGATTGATGTCATAAAAAGAAACGGTCATATCTTGAACATCGAAACATTCTAATTCTGCGAACCACAACTTAGTTATTTTTCATAAATAGTAGTATGAGACAATTAACTGACGAATGGGGAAAGCACCTACACAAAATATGGAAAGAGAAATATCCGAACAAAGTAATTTTTGTGAAGGATAGTAAATTTGCTAGACATTCAGTAAAGAAAAGAATATTAAAAGAAAATCTTATTGAATACAAATGTGCTGTTTGTCATTCTGAAGCGATATGGTGTGGTAAACCAATGCCATTACTTTTAGACCATATCAACGGAATTAATAATGATAATCGTTTAGAAAATCTTCGATTTGTTTGTAGTAATTGTGATACGCAACTTCCTACATATAAATCAAAAAATATCAAATAGGGTAGATGGCAGAGCCTGGTTTATTGCACTCGCCTTGAAAGCGAGAGAGGGCGTGAAGAGCGTCCTCCGTGGGTTCAAATCCTACTCTACCCGCCAAATGGGAAAATGGCAGAGTGGATGATTGCGGCGGTCTCGAAAACCGTTGCTCGTAAGGGCCGTAAGTTCGAATCTTACTTTTCCCGCCATATGGAAGTTTGACAGAGTAGTAACTGTGCCGACCTGCTAAGTCGTGGCCTACGTAACAGTAGCGGACGTGCAATTCGTCCAACTTCCGTTTGACTTTTGTACCCATTTGTGATATAATAGATATATGAAATCACGTATATTTGAGGATTGCAACTATAAAGCCGTTTATGACAAAGGCATTACCATCCGTTCCAAATGCAGTCTTGCAGGGCCGATACTTGAATTGAATTACCCTGAATTTTGGGATGTGAAAATAACGAATTGTTGCAACGCTTCTCCCTCTTGTTCCTATTGTTATATGGATAGCAAATGGGAAGAGCCTCTTCATCCCGTATTAGAAAAATTCGAAGGCTTATTCAGTAGGTTGACGAAAAATCAACGACCATTTCAAATTGCTTTCGGCGGCGGTGAACCTACCATTCATCCGCAGTTCATACAAATTCTTGAATCATGTTATAGAATGGGAATAGTCCCAAATTATACGACAAACGGAACCAACTTCACCGAAAGCATATTGAAAGCAACTGCTAACTATTGCGGTGGAGTGGCTGTCAGCGCACACGAACAACTTGATTGGCGCAGCGGTATTCAAAAATTTTTCGATACTATTTATACGAAATTAAATCTCCATATAGTAATCAACGACAAAGATACTATCGATTATTTTATGTCTGTTTACAACGAATACAAAAACAAAAATATTTCATATTTTGTTCTCTTGCCTTATGTGGAAAAAGGCAGGGCCAAGAACAAAAATATTGACTACGAGTATTTGAAAAAAATGTTGGTGAAATGTGATTTGAAGAGATTGGCATTCGGGGCGCATTTTTACGATTTCCTGCGAACGGAAAACCCATTCAACGAAATTGTTTCCCTGTACGAGCCTGAAATATTTTCCAAGTTTCTTGATTTGACGACAATGAAAGTGTATAAAAATTCTTTTGAGGTTTGAAAAATGAAAGATGTGGTAATTATCAGCGTTCATTCTATGGTGGACATTATAACCAATTCTTCCACGGAATTGTTCATTCTGAAAGATGAAACAAAGGCAAGAGTAGATACGATTCTTCATAAAATTTTTACAGAGCATAATCATACTTTCAAAAGTTGTTGTAGGCCTCTGACTCCTTTGAACTATAAAAACAAAAAAGATATTGTTCATACGATTTATTCATACGGTCTCCCTGCTGAAGCCAAACATTTGAAATTTGACGGCACCGAATTTATTTTATCAGGAGCATCAGATAATTCCATCCCTTCTGAAATAATGCAAGATATAGAACAATATTTTAATTGCATCAGAATGCATCTAGGGTAAAAACATGCTAACAAAAGAAAATTTACAAAAAATAGCCAATCGGTTTAAATTTGTTTATGTCATGCATGGGGGAATAACCTCTTATAATCCTGATGATTGGGATGCACGAGGAGAAAAATGGGTAACAGAATATTACCCTTTATTAAATGGAAGTGGTTGTTTTTTATGTGAAAAATGTATCAATAGAAATCTTAACAAGGAAGAATGTAAACTCAATCTTAATAAAAAAGATTTTGTTCTGATATCCCTTCATAAAGAATTTTCCATCAAAGGTCGATTTTCTGATAGGATGGAAAAACAATTGCGGATAAAAGAACTTAAAGTAATGCCGTTTAAAGATTATCCCATATCAGACCCTTTTTGTTTTATAGAAGGGTGCGAAAACTTTCTCAAAAGAAAAATTAAAAAGTAGGATGCCCGTGTAGCCTAACGGATTCAGGCAACGCACTTCTAATGCGTTTTATGGGAGTTCAAGCCTCTCCACGGGTGCGTATAGGGCCGTAACCCAATGGTTAGGGTGATGGGCTTTGAACTCTGAGGCGGTGGGGCGGAACCATCAACGGCTGTATTATTTTCGTAATAATATTCAAATATTTTTTAAGTTTTTCTTCTTTGAAATATTTTAATTCTGAAACATCTATTATACAAAGAGAAATTCCTTTTTGTTGACAAAGTAAAAATTTTCTTTGGTCGTTAGTTTGAGTTTGTTTCAATCTTTCTTTTCCGTAAATTGGTTCATAGTGAAAAATTCCATTCAATTCAAAAGCCAATTTCAAACGGGGAAAGTAAATATCCAATTCAGAGTTGATAGCAGTTTTATCGTTGAAAAGAATTTCTTCGTCAGGATATAATTCTGTTAATTTTGATTCCAACCAAAATTCTATTTTAGAACGGCGATACCCTTTTGTTTTGTGAGTATTATTATATGTAACAGCACAAGATTTTGAGCAAAAATGGTTTGGTGAGGTTTTTATATTAGAAAGTAATTTAACAAACTCTTTCCCACAATTTTTACACAAAACCTTTTGACTTCTTATTTGATATTGACCATTACAAAATTTTGAACAAAAATGATGTTTATACCTATTGTAATATTTTCGGGTTCCTACAAAAAGGAATTCCTTTTTACAGAAATCACAAATTGTTGATATTGTTTGTTTCATACTATTATTTATTATTTTAACTCTGATTCGAAATCAAATTTTCGATTTTACATGCCCCTGTAGCATAATGACAGAGCAAGAGTTTCCTAAACTCAGGGTGAAGGTTAAACTCCTTCCAGGGGTTCGAATATAACAACATATGTTATAATATATAAGGAGATACTAACGAATGAATTTATTTGTGGAAGAAAATTATCCAAATCTGTTGCCGAAAATACCTTTGACGAGTAAAGATATTGAAAAGGATATTGCGACATATCCTTTAACCTTTCTTCAAAACAGACCAAGTAAAATTGAAGGTGGAATGGAACTGCCAATGTTCGTGGATGCATTTTATGATTGCGTTCTTGCAAACAACAAGATTCCAACACAAAGTGATTTTTTACGATTTTATGTAAAAAGCAATTTAGAACATTTTAAAAAATACAAACTTACTAAAGAAGATTTATTGGGATTACAAGGAAGGGTATATCGAATTTATCCTTCTTTGGTAAGGGATGTTCACTTTGCCGTTTACCTGCGGGAAAATCTACGAGAAGGAAGAATTTTATACAACTTAAAATTGGATGCTGTAGGCACAGATATTATGCTGTTTTACAAAGACTTGAATTACGGATTGCGATTATTTGTAAATACTTACAATTCCAATCGTTATAAAAACAAGAAGGACATGAATCAAACACTTTTTGATAATGTTACATATATCGACCTTACTCTCAATTTAGGCACAGCAGATAGTTGTGGTGAATTTAAATTGTACGGCAAAGAGCATCTTCAAAAAGTAGAAAAAGAAAGCAATATGAAAGGGCTGTAACCCAATGGTTAGGGTTCGGGTCTCTGAAATCCGATATCTTCGTTCAAATCGAAGCGGCCCTGTAAATTTACTGCCCCACCAATATCAAAACAATAAATAATATTGGAGGGTCAGTATGAAATATAAGATAATGACAATTTCAAAAGAAAAACTAACGAAGTATGTTGAAGAGTCTTATTCTTTAAAGGAAGTTTTAAATAAGTTAGGGATTAAGAAAATAAGTGGGGGTAATCGTATCACTCTAAAGAAAAAATTAGAAAAAGAAAATATTCTATCATGTGCTTTAAAAAAGAAAACTAGAATATTACAAAATACACTTCTTGTTGATGCTGTAAAAAGAAAAAAACTGAAAGATGAAGATATTTTCACTATTCATTCAAAACACAATAGAACAAATATAAAACAAAGAATTATTAATGATAACTTAATACCATATATTTGTAGAGATTGTAATAATGAAGGTGTTTGGAATAACAAAAAAATATCCCTACAATTAGAACACATTAATGGGGTTAATGATGATTACCGATTAGAAAATCTTTGTTTTCTTTGTCCCAACTGTCATTCACAGACAGAGACTTTTGCGGGAAAAAATTCAAAACAAAAACAGGTTAATCGATTCTGTGAAAGATGTGGAAACCCAAGAAGCCGTCAATCGAAAAGATTATGTTTATCTTGTGCCATCAAAGAAAATGGTGAAAAAAGAAGAAAATTTAACCCAACAAAAGAAGAATTGATTGAAATAATAAAAAGTAAAAAAAATTTAACCGAAGTTGCAAAATACTTTGGTGTTAATTTTAATAGTGTTAAAAAACGTTGTAAATTATTAGAAATAAATTACAACGAATAATAGGTAGTAAATCAATAGAAGATGGCTAGTTTCGGGAACTAGAGGTTGCGGGTGCAAGTCCCGCCTACCTAACATGATGGGTCGGTTGCCTAATTGGTTAAGGCGGTGGTCTGTGGAACCATCCTATGAGAGTTCGAACCTCTCCCTTCCCTCTTGTATGCCAATATGGTGTAATTTGGTAGCCACGCTAGTCTTAGGCACTAGTCCTTAATTGGGTGTGGGTTCGAGTCCCTCTATTGGCACGTAAATTATTTTTAGTGAGGATAAAATGGAAAAGAAAAGATTACTGTTTTCTTTGACAGCAAAAGATTTTGAAATCCAAACTTTCCGCTCAGGCGGCAAGGGTGGACAGCATCAAAATAAAACTGAAAGTGGCGTGAGAATTATTCATCATGCTAGTGGAGCAAGGGGAGAAGCAAGGGATTCAAGAGACCAACACCAAAACAAAAAGAATGCTTTTTTAAGATTGGTGAACAGTCCTGAATTTAAAACTTGGCATAAGTTCGAATCGGCAAAAAGATTAGGCCAAGTAATTGATATTGAAAAAGCCGTAGAGAAAGCAATGCGGCCTGAAAATATTAAAGTAGAAACCCTTGATGAAAATGAAAAATGGGTTTTAGTAGAGGAGTAAAAAATGAAGAAAGACGACATCGGAAACAGGATGAAAGCAAACTACGAGGACAGGACTAGAATTTGTCTGCCCCGAAGGTCGCATACTATCATTCGCATCGATGGTAAGGCATTCCATACATACACAAGAGGAATGAACCGTCCGTTCGATGATGGATTCATGGAAGATATGGATACGACAGCGGCCTATCTCTGTAAGAATATTCAAGGGGCCAAACTTGCCTACGTGCAGTCGGATGAAATTTCCATTCTTCTCATCGATTACGACAAACTGACAACGGACGCTTGGTTTGACAACAACATTCAGAAGATGGCAAGCGTGTCAGCAAGTATGGCAACGAGAGCCTTCAACGAGGCAAGGCTAAAGAGATTTGCCTACGAAGAAGGGCCACATACAATAGAGTCTTGTGCTCGTAACATGAAGTGGGCTGAGTTCGACAGCAGGGTATTTCAAATCCCTGAATGGGTTGAAGTGGAGAACTACTTCATTTGGAGACAGCAGGATTGTGTTCGCAACAGTATCTCTTCAGTTGCACAATCTCTCTACTCACACAAAGAACTCAACGGCAAGAACACAACAGAAATGCAGGAAATGATTTTTCAGAAAGGTCAGAATTGGAACGACTACGCTCTGAAGTACAAGAGAGGAAGAATCATTATGAAGGAACATTATCCTGTCAATGATGTTGTACGAAGCAAATGGGTTCCTGTAGAAATTCCCATTTTCAGTCAACAGAAAGATTTTATCATCCAATGCGTAAAAACAGCAGGTGATGTATTTTTTAATCCAAAAACGTAGAAGGAGAATATGATTATGATTTCTTTAGAACAGGAAATTAAGAATTTTTTTAATAAATATGAAATTCCATTTATAGATAATACTGCATCCTATGATGAACTTGATTTTGTAATTAAAAATAAATCATCAGGAGATATGGTATTTCATCTTGATGTCAAAGAAAAAACACAAAAATATATTGCAAATAATTGGCCTAAAATCGCCCCCGAACCTTATCTATTTATTATTGACGATTTAGCATTTCGAAAATTTATAGTTATACCGAAGAGCGGTTTATTAATTAGAGACAATATTCAAAATAAATATTTTTTTCTTCGACAAATTGATTTGGCATACATGCAGAAAGTTAGAGTAAATAGAACAATCAATAAAAATCAAATAGGATTGAAAGGTAAAATAGTATTTGATTTGCGAAACGGTACAGAAATAAAACTAATAAAGGAAATAATCCCAAATATTACTCATTATCTGCAAGATTTAAAAGGAGATATAATTAAATCTTTAAAATGTTATGGAAATTATATAGGAGAAGAAATTAAAGAAGGTGGAACAATTCGGGATGCTAAATATTGGGCCATCGATAGAGCGGCAACAAAATAGTTTTTTATTTTAAACCCTCTTAAAATTGTAACAGAGTGTGGTATAATGTATTTGTAAACGAACGAAGGAGGTTCAAAAATGGGTGGTATCACATTATTGGTTCTGATGGTGGTGAGTGTGATTGCTTTTTTTGTAGGTGCGGCAATCAAACGGGTTGGCGTTGCGAAGCGTGATGATGAAACGCAGAGCATCGGAAAAGGTGTAAAGTTGGTCGGGACGTGCGCCTTGGCTTTCTTTGCCTTTTTGTTCCTGACCCGCTGTATTACAACCGTTGATGCAGGTGAGGTTAAGGTGCAAATCATGTTCGGAAAGGTCTTGGACAAGGTGCTTACTGAGGGTATCAACACCAAGAGTCCTTTCGCATCTACCGACACCTACAACGTGCAGTTGCGGGAAACGTCAATGGACATCAAGGACGGCAACTATCTTCAGGCTTTAACCGCCGACAAGTTAGCAGTCAAAATTGACGCTACGATTTGGTGGATGATTGTGAAGAAGGATGTCGGGATGATTCGGCGTGAAATTTCGGCAACGGAGAGCGATATTGACGACATGATTACGTTTCCCGCCATTCGCTCGGCAGTAAGGGATGCGGCTGTTTATTACACCTTTGAAGAGATTACCTCTGTAAAGGGCCGTACTGAACTTACACAAAAGATTGACGACATCCTGATTAATTTGACCAAAGGTAAGGGTGTGGTTATCGACAAGGTTCTGATTCGGAATGTCGTTCCTGAAGATGAACGAGTTACTAGAGCCATTGGTATGAAACTTGAACAGCAACAGCAACTTCAGGCGAAGGAATACGAATTAAAGAAGTCCGAAATGGATGCCAAGATTCGTATTATGAACGCCGAAGGTATTGCCAAGGCTCAGGACATCATTCATCAGACTTTGACCCCTGCTTATTTGCAGTTTGAGGCCATTCAGATGATGAAGGATGTTGCACATTCGCAGAATTCAACTTTCGTGTTTGTACCTACTCAGCCTGGACAGGTCGGCATGCCGATGGTGTACTCGCTGAAGGATTTTGAGAAGAAGTAAATCGTTGACGATTTTGGTTCGGTCGGGAGGCTCCCATCTGTGGAGCCTTCCGTTTTTTCAGGGGTCAGTCGGTTAATGGTAAACCATTGGTCTCCAAAACCAAGACTGGAGGTTCAACTCCTTCCTGACCCGCCACAAAAAATCAAAATGTTTTCATATGCCAAGATGGTGTAATTGGTAGCCACGGCGGTTTCAAAAGCCGCTCCTTTCGGGGGTGTGGGTTCGAGTCCCTCTCTTGGCACTTGACAACAACAAATAATTGTAGTATAATATTGATATGAGAATAGTAAAGACTTTGTGGATGTGGCTGTTGGATTTCGAACTGCTGATAATCACAACTCTTTTTGATAAATTTCCCAAACTCAGCAAAGTCAAGTTTCTTAGAAAAAGAATGGAAAGTTTGTTAGACGGTATTATTTTCTTAGCAGAAGATTTGGGTTATAAAATCAAAATCGACTAAACTTTACCTGTTCCTTTCGGGGCAGGTTCTAATTCCATCTTCCAAGCAGGTGTGGGTGGTTCAAATTTTACGTTTATCAATTTGTCTTTATACGTTTGAGATATATATTTGTACAAATCCCAAGCATTAGGAAATTTGAGATTCAGTTGGTTGATTTCATTGGATGTTAGTCCCAACTTTTTAAAAACTTCTTCCCTATTTTTTCTTATAGCCGCTAGTAACGGGTCTGCTGTTATTTCCAAGAGAAATTTAATTTCTTCTTTGGTGCCATATTTATAAATAGCAATGTTTTCTTCAAGATTGTTTGCATATTCTATATCTTCTCTACAGGTATCACAAACATTGGCTTTCTCCATTCCGTTTTCTGTTTTGATTTCCATTAATTCCGTAGGAGCAAGTCTGCCGCAAATTTCACAAGCATTTCTTTCCATATAATCTACCATAGGATTGTCTTTGAGTTTTGCCATTTTATTCTCCAATTGTATTTATCGTTTTCTCCAAAGCCTTCCGAACGGATTCCACATTGAAGTCAAGTCTCCCATATCCGTTGCATTTACTTCATTGTATTTCAGCGGAACTTCACCATCAGTTTTTAATTCTTCCATATTGTCCCGTTGCATCTGTTTCCGAGCAGCCTCTCGTGGAGACCGTGCGGAATTGGCCCCAAGAACTGCTTCTAAATATTGTTGGTCTCTTGATGGGCCTGAATCAATCAACGGAGTTATGGAAAGAACATCTTTTACACGGTCTCTATCTGACAACATCCAAGTTGAAAACTTCAAAGCAGTAATCAAATCAAAATGACTTACTCCGTCATACTTCGGGTGGGTGATATTTTCCTTACCTTTTCTATCTTCAAACAGTCTCATTTCCTCAATCAAATATTCATCGATAATTGATACAATTCCTTTATCGATAACTGTTTTTAAATTGCTCTTCAGGTCGATGTTATTCTTTCTATCACTTTTCAATCCCCACGGAACGTAACCTCTTTTCTTGGCCCCGCCTAAAGACCTGTACACCCGCCGAGTCAAATAACTCACCATCAATTCATTATCGCCTGAAAATTTATCCATCAACAATTTTTTGAACAATGCATTCTTTTTTGAAAATTCTCCCGACATGATTTCACCAATCAAATTCTCAAACCGTACAGAAAATATGCGCCCTACATCGTTGATTTCAAAAACCATAAACCATTTGTCATTCAATTGCGTGATAACGAATTCAAATATCAAATCAAAAAAGTCGTCAGGAAGAACTGCCGCATTCATAAATTGAAATGCTTGTTTCACGGCAAAAGTATCTAAATCTGTAGTACCTTGAATTCTTTGTTTACGAACAGAAAGTCCTATTGCAACAGAAAAATTTTGTGTCTTTCCTTCAGAGATATCAATACCGACTAAAAATGTTTGGTCTCCTACTTGGTCGTAAATTTTTATAGGTTCTCCGACATAGTGTGGTCCAGGCACCCATTCAAAATCAGGTGGATAATGTTGCATTCGGGCGATAACATCCTGATTGAAAAATCTTGCCACACCTGCTTTGATTTCAAATGAGTTATCGAATTCCTGTGCAAACCGCTCAGCTCCGTTCTTACCACCAACGGCAAGGTCTCGGATGGTCTGTTCTTTCCATTTGTCGTCCCTTCCCTTTCCACGAGGGTCAACATCCCGCCAATGAATTTTTTCCAAAAGCCATTTCGGGTCATAATCAGGATTATCCATTCCATTAAGAGTTTTTTGTGTTTTCACAAACAGGTCATAAAACAAATCCTTACCATTAGGAGTTGAAGAAACAATCAAGCCACCATCCATTGATTGCATGATGGGATAGTTTGAGGTCCAGAACTCACTTTGTATATCAGGCGTGGGCAACCATGCGAATTCGTCAAGATATAACAATGTCAATGATTCTGAACGCAAACCTGATTTACTTGTCGCAGCACAGAATACAATGGTGCCATCTTCCAATTCCAACTCAAACTTACTATCGCTAGTCGTAGTAGCCAAACGGAACATTTGCGGCAACCGTTCATACATTCCTGAGAATCTTCTAAATATCTTTCTTGCATTGTCTTTTTTGTTTGCAAGAATACCGACATTGGATGAAGATGTAAAGGTAATTAACCAAAGAATGAATACCATAACAAGAGTAGTCTTTGATGATTGTCGTGGAGAAAGCAGGACGATGTACTTCTTTTTCCAATTTTCCTGAAGGTCTTTCAAGATTTTTTTCTGTTTTGGATAAATGACATCAGCAAGATTCAACCATCCCATACCAGGATTCGGGTTGAAGATTTTAATGTACTTGATAAATTCCAATATGTCGTCAGCACATTTCTGAAAAATTTCCAATTCATCAACTGTCAACGTGGGCAAGGGTGCCCGATTGTTTGATTTTCCTATCATGTTAGTTTATTCAGCCTTTATTTCTTTTTTGGCTCCAGCCATCAATGTCAAAATTTCGGCCTTTGAGCCTTTTACTCTGTCGGAACTTGTTTCTGAACTTTGTTGTTCTTCTAATTCCAAAAGAGAATTTATTTCATTTTCAATACTGTTACGAGTTACAAGCATTTCATTTATTTTTGAAAGTAATGATGCGATTCCTGAAATCGTTTGCTTGGTATCTATCTTTCCACTATTTGCGGCGAATACATTTCCAAAATGCAAAGTGGTAATATCATACAAAGTCATCGATTTTTTTAACGTATCATTTATTTCGTCTAATGTTTTCTTTTTTTCGTCAATTTTTTCTTGTGTTGTTTTCATTCTACACTATTTACCCATTGTTCAAATTCATCCTTTGTGAACCATTTTCCTTCAGGATATGTTGAGACTATGATATATCTTGCACCGCAACCATCACGCCTACCACATAATAAATTCACAAAATCAGAAGTAGAGTACCAACCTCCTGGCGAATACATTATTTTTCCACAATATTTACAAGGGATTTCACCTTTGACTTTATTCAACTCTTGTTTTGTATAGTTTTGTTTAATTCTAAATTTCATTCTATACCTTCATCGAAGATTCTTTTTCTTCCTTTTCATCCTCGTCTTTTTCACCATCATTTTCACCATCATTTTCACCATCATTTTCACCATCATTTTCTTCTTCGGTTTTTTCTTCTTGGGCCTGTTTAGCCTTCTTTTCCATCTTTGCCAACCGTGTATAATAATCCTTGATTTCCGCAAGATGGTCAAGAGTAATCTTTGTAGCAATGTCCTTGTTTGTCGTATGTTCCATTTCTACAAGAATACCCATTTCCAATTCTTTCGGGTCAACATCCTTTGCGGTTATTTTCTTTTCATAAGCCTTTCCCGCATTGACAAACTCTGCACCGAAATTAAATGTAGATAGTTCTTCAACAATTTTAAATTTCATGTTAGCCTCTCTTCAGCCGTTTTTTTAATTCCGTTTTTACTGCACGAGCAACATCACCTTTCCATGTTCCCGCATTGGCTAAAAAATAAGCAACAACAGAGTAACCTGAATCTGCTCCATAATTATCTTTGACAGATTCTAAAGAAGTCATAGCATCCAAATACGGTTTCGCCGCATAGTTGACAGGCTTCCAATCGTCATAGATAATGATTGCAAGTTCATTGATGGTCATACCTGTTAATTCTTCAGGGGTAACAATTATTTTTTCCACGATTTTAAATTTCATATTTTATCTCCTACAATCAGCCGCTTCCTGTTTTGTCCCATAAACCCTACGGCATCGAGGACATTCCCAAACTGTTCTTTTTCTAGGTTCTTCCTCTTCGTATTGATAGCCAAAACGGTCTCGCAGTTGTCTCATCATTTCAGCAGCGAATTCATTAGCACCTTGAAAACGGGCATATTGAGCGAATGCTTGCATCTTGGCTTCACCCATTGTCTTGCCATATTTTTCAAGATAAGCAAGAGCACCATCAGCTCCCATTCTATCCCAACCACGGGGAACCACTCTGCTTTCCCAACGCTCAGCCACGGCTTGCTCCATTCTAGAATCCGTCATTTCCAAAACTATAAATTTCATTGTATCACCCCTATAAACCTTTTATCAAACCTATTAAATTATGATAAAATACACTAGCATCTGATTTATTACTACTATGGAAAATTACAGCTTCATCCGTTCCATCTTGCATCAACCCAATATTATAAACGAAACTTCCATCACTTAATTCTTCCTTTTCCACCCAAACGGCATATTCTAAAATATAATCATGTAATATAAGACTACTATTTTTTAATCCCATTTTAGTATTCCTCTATATCTTCTGAATTAAAAAATTCACCGAAATACCGATAAACAGCATCACTATCTCTCATGATTGGCCCACGTTCTTCTTTAGAAAATTTAGGGTCTCTTGTTCCTTTGGTTAGATTTCTGATAACACCTTCAATATTTAATTTACCATCGTAATATTTTTTGAATGCGTCTTTGATTCTACGCTTTACCCAACCTGGATGCGGCGGGTAAAAATTTCCTGTAAGGTGAGCATCAAGCCCAACCATTCTATCAGGTAAAGATGCCCATTCCATCTGATGCATATGACCTTCAAGAATTTTCTTTTCATCTTCGGTTGCATATTTATCGACATCTTCCATTTTCAAATTTTGGTAAGACCCTTCCGCTTCTCCCCCTTCACCAATCATTGCCAAAATATCTTTGATAGGATTGATATACTTCTTGACGAACATATTGTAGAAAGCAGATTTGATAGTGGATAAAACGGATTCCATCTTCGGCGTATAACGAAGAGCAGGTTCTTTCATATCCCCTGTTCCTATTCTTTCCGTCAGACTTGTTTCTAATGCTTGAACCGCTTCGATGCTCATATTCAAAGCCTTTGCAAGATAATCATAAAATTTATCTTTACTTTCTGTCGTCTTTTCGACTTGCTTATCCATCGTTACAATAAATTTTCCTGCTTCGACTTTCACGGTATTTAGAAGGTCTGTTGCATCGACAATATCTTTGATGTTAGTTTTGATTTCAGTTTTTGTGCCTTCCAAATGGGTTTTTAAAATTCGCATGGAAGTTTCAAATCTCTGCCACTTATTTGTTAGAATTCTCATTTTCCTTTCATCAGGCGTTTCAGTAATGTCTGCGGTAACTACTCCTTTCTTTTCAGAGTAATCGATGTCAGGCCTACGGGCTTCAGATATCCCAAGTTTTTCTTTGACTAATTTTCTAACTAATTTTGCTATTTCATAAACATCACCTGATATGTCAAATAATTCATCATCAATAGGTTGATATCCCGTTTCTAAAAAATAATAGCCAGGCTCTTCTCCCCCGCCGTGTGCAAACCATAATCTTGCCCATGTATTAAATCCTGATTTACCTGAATAAATTGCACATTGTGCATATGGCCCTTGATATTTATCGAAAGGATAAACTTTTTTAAATTTTAAAAGTCCTCGTGATAATTTTGAAATATGTTGTGCCGCTTTTTTAAGTGTTTGTGCGGCTTCATAAAACTCACCACCTTCTTCAATATCATGCTGACCCATCTCACCTGTTTCTTTTAAAATTTTCTTCTCATCTTCTGTCCCATATTTTTGAATATCTTCTTTAGATAGTGTCATCATATCCCCCTTATCATCTTTATTACCTGTATAAACATAAGGTTTATTCCATTCACCAATATTTATATCTACATACCAACCTACATTGAAATAATCTGTTTGAATATCGCTTTTATCCCAATTGCCCATATCTAAAATATCAAAGGCTTTGGTTAAAAATTCCAAGGATTTTCCTATGAAATGATTTTTGAAATGATAAGTATTGACTTGAATGTATCCCCGCTGTCTATCACTTTCCACTCCTGCCTGATGCCTTTCATTTTCTGTACCATATTCACCCATGAAATCTATTTTACCTTCTCGGATGGTAAGGACAATAGAAGAATGATGCCGAACTCTTAAAGTTCCTTTCACTCCATACTCTTTACATAAATCTTTTATTTTAGGAACCATTACTTTTTTCTGTTCTTGGCTCATATAGGCTTCTTCAATTTTCATGTTCTACTCCTAATAATTTCCAAACGGATTATCCCCAGGCGTATAGGTATGGAGTTGTTCACACTTTTCTTCCACACCTTTTGTAATTTGTCCAGGCGTTGGCTGACCAGGAATCGGGGTTTGATTTTGCATTTGCTCATCTGTAAGCCATCCAGGTTCCACGACATCTTTTGCAACTTCCCTATCTTCATTACCCTGTTGCCAAATTTTAGCGGTCAACTTCCAAGTCAATTTGTTTCCCCAAAAGTTTGCATCGCTGTCAACCACGTTCACGACTTCAAACATCAAACCAACATGCTCTATGAAAAACAAATCTCCAATTTGCGGAGATTTTACTTTGGTGATGTCCGTCCAATATGTTTTCTCGATGATAAGATTTACTTCGTCAATAATTTGAATACCGTATCTTTGGTTTTCAATCATTTCTTCTAAGTATTGAAATACCGCTTTGATTGCGACAGGACGGCTCCACTTTTTGTCGGCCTTTTCCAAGAATACAGAATCCATCCCCATTGAGGCATCTTGTAGTCTGTACCAATTTACATACAAGCCCCCAATTTTATTGTATTCCTGCAAATAACTGATTACCGTTTTGGTATCCACATTTTCTTTCATGTGGAAATAATCCATATCAAGCGGCTTCTCAGTATCGAATGATTCAGGATTATCAATTACAGGCATTTTATCCTCTACTTAATAGCAAAATAAGACATCTTATCTACCAAGTCTCGCAAGTGATTGGATACTCTGACCATATCAGCCTCTATTCTTGCTTCCGTGGCCTTGACCGTCAACATCTCAGATTTTAATTCTTCCAACGATGTCTTACATTGACTTATTTTTCTTTGAATATCTTCAAAGGTTTCCTTATCGAATGGTAGTTCAATTTTTACAGGCTCAGGTTCCTTTTTACTTTCTTTTCTTAGCCAAAGCCAAATCAATCCAAACCCTGCGATGATAATAGAGGCTAAAAAGATAAGTCCAGGCCAATTCATAGTTTGGACGGCTTGCGTGGCAGTACCAACAGTTGCAGGGTCAACAATGGGCATTACTTTTCTCCTCTGTTTGTCATATTTTTTAAATCTTCACCTATACGGGATAAAGTTTCTCTAAACTCATCTTTCAATTTATCTTCAACTAATTTTTTCTCTCTTTTTTCCATCTCCTCATCGGTAACATCACGGGCCACCATATATGTCTTTGTCCCACTACCATTCATAAATGCAATTCTAAATTGAACACTTAAAATTTTAATCTCTTCTGTCTTTGTTATGAAATCGGCAATACAATTATATATAGAAGTATTTTTCTTTCTTATCATTTCTTTATGAAGCGTTTGACATTTAGTACGACTTTCTTCAGTAAAAAAATATGTCCAATCTTTACCGATGATTTCTTCAGGTGTATATCCTGTAACATTATAAATTCCACTATTCACAAAACTAACGATATAATTTTTATCCATTTCAACAACAATTTCGGAAATGTTTTCAACGATATCCCTGAATTTTTCCTGATTGAATTTGAGTTCCCTATTCATTTTTCTCAAATCAGTAATATTGCGAATAATCGAAACGAAATAATTTTGTCCGCTTATTTCCATGATTTCCCCCGAAATCATGGTATCGATTATCCCGTGTTTTGTTTTGAATTTTGCTTCATAGTTATGAACTTGTTTCTCCGCAAATAATTTTTGGATATATTTACTCCTCTCTTCCAAATCTACCCAAAACTCCATTTGAGTCGTAGTCTTTCCCACCATCTCATTCAAGGTATATCCTGTAAGAGCAACTCCCGCTTCGTTGACATCAAGAATGGTTCCATCTAGAACAGAAGTAAGTATGATAGCATCGGGACTTGTCTTGAAAATCTTTCGGAATTTTTGTTCGCTTTCCGTCAACTTACCGACCATCTCTATCTTATCGGTAACATCCCTGACAATTGCCATCACCGTGTGGTCGGAATCGAAAACCAATCGTGATTCAAAATATCTCTTGCCGCCATACAAAACCAATTCGTACTCAAAACTTCTAGGTTCTTTTGTTTCAACAACTTCCCTGATTAATTTATACGCTCCATCAGCAATATCTTTCGGTAGGACTTCCTCTAGTTTCTTGCCGATAAAATCTTCCTTCGGTTGAATGAGAAGTTTTGGGTTGCTAGTCCAACAATCCAAATATGTACCATCTTCACTAAACCTAAAAAATAAATCGGGAAGTGCTTTGATAATGGAAGCGTTTTTAATCTCTATTGTTTTCTCTTCCGTGCGGTCATAATAGATATTGACAATTTCACCTGTCTTTGCCTTGTAAACAAAATTTTCACGCCATCCTGAAATGCGTTCATCCTGATAAAACGCAGTAGGATGTTGTTCACCCTTTCCCGTCTTACACACATTTCGCATCGTGGTAAGCAGACTAAAATTTTCTATCCCAGGCCAAATCTCTGTTATCAGTTTCCCGATAGCATCTTCCTTTTTTATTTTTTCTATTTTTAAGGCTTCAGGATTGATGTCTTTAATAACGAAGTTATTTCCGTTATCGACAGGGGTTGTAATCACAATCCCGTTGTTGGAATATTCAAAAAGGCTTTGAAACATTTTTCAGACCACTCCTGTCTATATTTATTGATTTTATAACAATATATGATATAATATAGTGTGGAGTAGAACATGGCGAAATATAAGACTATGACTAGGAATATTGAAATCAAAAAAACTCCCCGCCTGTATAGGGCTAGAGTCAAAATGATTGAGAAAATAGTACCGAATGGAAAGAAATTAAAACGTAGAAAATGGGAGAAACAGCAATTATTCCAAAAACAATACGAATGACCCTCTTGACAAATGAAATAAAGTATGATATAATACCCTGAAGGAGTAAAAATGGAAGAAAAAAGAAAAAGGGGTCGTCCGAGAAAGAGTGAGGTTCTGCCCGTTGCTGAAGCCCCACGCAAGCGGGGTCGTCCGAAAAAGGTCAAGCCTGAGTTGACCAAGGACGAGCAGATGCACGAAATCGCCAAGCTCGGCAAACGCAAATACAAGAAAGCGGTCGAGCAGATGGCGATTGATAAAGTCAACAAGAAAATACGGAAGAAAAGAAACGGGTTTGGTAATGGCGGGGATGATGGGTTTACCAAAATTATTGCCGTCAGACAACCTAACTTTGGTGATGGGGGAATCGTTGCTGGACCTAATGTTCTTCCTATCGGGCAAATCGAAATGAGAAAACGTGAAGCCGCCGCCGCCGCTCATCCCAAAGAGGAAAGGAAAAAGAAAGACCCGAAACTCTCCAAGGTCGAACTCAATCGTTTCCTCAAACGGTTGATTGCTCACGGGCGCAAACCTCACAATGTCAAGGTCATTGAGAACAAGGAAAAATATTTCACCATCGAATTCAACGATGGTAAAGATGGGCCGCTGACCACTTGCTCTCATGCAAAAGGATGGGACGAATGAAAATAATGGTATCAGATATCTGTCATGCTTTCAATCCGTCTGCTGTCGGTAGCAAAATCAAGTTCGGGTTCCACGACTTGTTCATGCAGGAACTTGAAAAGGCTATCAATAAGCACAAGTTTATGAACGACAAATATCAGGGGCAATCCATCGTTGAACTCCCCGCAGTTGTAAACGAATGGGTCAGCCCTGGCTCGTGGGTTCGAAGCAAAGAACCAAATGATTATGTCATTTGGGAATATCGTGGCGAAGTCGGAATGTATCTCAAACGCAGGAACCACATGACGAGTGCTAAAGTCCGCTGTGTTGTTTACACCAAGACCGCTTATGAAAATGACCCTGACTACACCGCCGATGAAGCGGAAATGGTCAAGGAATTTTTCGGCCTTCATGACGGCTATGTTCTTGTTGCCGTTCTTGGTGATTGCGACACGAATCCTAGCACCGTTTCATACAGCCGCTTCGTCAAGAATCTTGCAGGTGCCAACAACGAATACAAGGTAATGAGCAAGGACGAAGTTGTAGCCTTGGCTCAGAAGGTTGACGAGTATCGCAAGAAATATTCAGGCGTGGCTGACTAGCCCTTGACAAGTAACTTTTTTTATGCTATACTATTAATATGATAAAACTAATAAAAGAGTTAGAGTCAAACGGTTCAACGTTGAAGAAAGCGGAACTGCTTTCGGAGTTCAAGGATAAGGACTTGCTGAAAGAAGTCCTGTTCTATACCCTCAACCCGTATTACAACTACTACATCAAGAAACTCCCGAAGATGCAGACGGGAACGAAGAATTTCGAAAAGGGATGGGAATGGGTCAAGGCTCTGCTTGATGATTTGAATGCAAGAGCGACAACGGGGAATGCCGCAATTGAAACGACAATTGCTGTTTTGGAATCACTCAATCCCGAAGCCCAAGAACTTGCGAAGCGAATCCTATTCCGTGATTTACGTTGCAACGTCAGCGACCATATCGTAAACAAGGTTTTCCCGAACCTGATTCCTGAGTTCAAGGTGCAGTTAGCGAATACCTTCAATCCCGAAAAGAAATACAAGACGACCAAGTGGGCCGCTTCAAGAAAAATGGATGGCCTTCGATGCGCCTTTGTCAACGGCAAACTCTACACCCGCAATGGGAAAGAGGTCGTTGGCTTTGACCACATCGTAGAGGAACTGAAGAGCCTTGGTAAGTACGACCTGATTGATGGCGAATTGTATTCCCATGATATTCCGTTTCAGGAAATTCAAGGTTGCGTTACAAGAAACAAAAACGTGGTCGAAGAGGATAAGAAAAAGATTTTCTACAATATCTTCGCCATGCTGAAAAACGACAAGACCACAACTCCTGAAATGTTGAAAGACATCGAACACCGCAGACAGACGAACGGCAGAGCCTATGTCAAGTTTGTCGAATATATCACCATCGATACCGACTTTGAGAAAATCAAAGAGTTGGACAAGCGGTGGGTGGACGAGGGCTACGAAGGCGTGATGCTCCGTTCCTACGACAAGGTGTACGATTGGAAGCGTTCTGATGCCCTGCTCAAATACAAGTCATTCAAGGAAGAGGACTTGACGATTGTGGATACGGTGGAAGGCAACGGCAAGTATCAGGGCATGCTCGGCAAGTTCGTCTGCGAAGGAATGGTCGAAGGACATTTCATCAAGTCGGAATGTGGGAGCGGCCTGAACGATGAACAGCGGCAGGAGTTTTGGAAAATCCGCAAGCAGATGGTCGGCAAGAAAATCGAAGTCAAGTATCAGGGGCTTACGGACGACAAGACTTCGCTCCGTTTCCCGATTTTTAGAAAAACGAAAGAGGATAGATGAACGAAAGAAAATTTGCTGAAGAAAATAAAATCCTAGAATACAGGGTAGGGTCTCACCTGTACGGAACCAATACCCCTACCTCTGACGAGGATTTCAACGGCGTGTTCATCGCCCCTGAAGAATTCTATCTAGGATTGAACTCGGTCGAAGAGGTTGACTTTTCTGTAATCTCCAAAAACAAGGACGGCAGAAATAATACCGATGCCATCGACCGCAAACTTTACGAGTTCCGCAAGTTCGTGCGGCTCTCGTTGGAAAACAATCCCAACGTAATTGAACAACTTTTTATTGACAGAAAAAATTTGTTATTTTCTAACGATATGGGAGAGGAACTGCTTGCCAATCGTCATGTGTTTTTACATCGTGGCCTTCGGCATAAGTTTCTAGGATATTCATTTTCCCAAAAGCACAAGATGATTATTCGCACCGACAAATTTTACGAACTGAAAAATGCCTACGATTGGATGGTGGAGTTCAACAAGCCTGAGACCTACATGGTGGAATTGAAAGACAAAAACCTGCCGTTCATGGTATTCAAGGCCAAGCATGTAACGATAGGCGATTGTGATTTTGAGTTGACCCGCCAACTTCGATGGGTCGTTAAAAAGATTGCCGAACGTTTAGAAAAAGTCGGCAACCGAAAAGAACTCTATCTCTCCAAAGGTTATGATACAAAGTTCGCTTCACACTTTTTGCGGCTCCTGATGGAAGGAATGGAACTGCTTGAAACAGGCGACCTGCAATTTCCGCTGAAGGATAGGGAACTAATTCTTGAAGTCAAAGAGGGAAAGTGGAAACTGAATGAAGTTCTAAAGCTCGGAGAAGAAGTGGAAAAGTGGGTTGAAAAACTGAATTCAAAAAGCCCTCTTCCCGCCCATCCGCAGTATGAAAGAATAAATTCTCTTGTGATTAGCATGTTGAAGCGACATTTTGGTTACGGAGTATGATATAATATATACAAGGAGAAATAAATGGAAGAACAAAAACCCCTTGAAGGTTATTCGGGAACTGAAGAAATGACGGAAGGGCAGAAAGCCCTAGAAACGAAACTGAAGGATATGACTCCTGAACAACGAGAGCGTTTGGAAAAGATGAAGGCCATATTCCAAGAGAAAGCCGAAAAGGAACGGTGGAAGGCCAACATGAAAGAAATGGCCCTGCACAAAAAGGCAAAGAAAAGAGCCAAAAAGGAAAAAGTTGCCCGTAAGCAGAGGAAGGTAAACAGGAAGAAAAAGAAATGAAAATCAAATTCGAATTTGAAAATTATTTCAGCGGCAACTGTTGGCAACTCTCAACACCATACATTTGTTTTTTCTATGGTGGAGATTTCCTGTTTTGTATTTCTTTATTTTTCTTCGAATTGAGAATTTGGTTTCAGAAAAAAGAGAAGCCCCTACCTTCCCATTACAACCGTGAAGGGGGATGCTAATGGAAACACTCAAAGATATCGAAGAGAAACAAACTGCCCTGAAGGAAAAGATTCAGAAACTTTTCCAAAATCCCAAAAGGACAAAGAAAGACATGGAATCCCTTTACAAAGAGATTGAGGAATTTGAAAAAGAAAGGGCATCGATTTTGTATAAGGATTTTTTCAAAGAAATGAAATGAGGTAAAAATGAGCAACACGAAAGAAAAGAAAAAGACAAAAGATGAACTCCAACAGGAATTGGAATTGGAAAAAAGGAATGCTTGGGAAAACTTTAAGCATTTGGAATATGACCAACTTTCTGAAGAGGACAGACGGTATCATGCCGAATCCCTTTATCAAACCATGACCAAGCGTGTTGCTCCTGACCCGCTTGACATTCCTTTTGATTTTTGGACGGATTACAGGGACACGGATGAAATCAAAGATGTCAACCGTTTCGTCAAGCATGTTGACGATATCATTGAGCAGATTGGCACCATGCGCTCAATACCTACTAGGTCGTCATGGTTGGATAAAGAACGGGGCATCATTCCGAACCTGAAGAAAGAATGGAAAACAAAACTTGACCCGTTCAAGGATGAACGAGTTATGAAGAGAAAACTTGAAAATAAGGCCCAAGAAATTATTTCGCAGATTCAGGATAAAAGCGATATCATCATCGACCTGCGAAGCATCATGAAGAAGGCTCTTGAAAATATCGAAACAACTGCTTATCAGCCTATTCGGGATAAGATTGAAATGATTGAAATTGAGATTTACAAGAAACTTGGTGAAGAGCCGCCCAAGAGATTTACGCCGCCGCAAAAAGAAAAAAAGGTGGAGACAAATGGAGATAACGACAACATATAATCTTGACGATATCTTTTACGAAGTAACACAATCTGAGATTATCGTTTGGACAATACACAATATCTATATGTCCGCAGTACAACATAAAGTTGTTTATGATTTTAAAAACGCCCGAAATGAAAACATTGTTACCATAGAAGAACAGGATATAGAAGTTCGCCTCAAAAATAAAACCTTATATAGAAATATCGATGATGTCAGAGAAAATCTAATTGCATCAATCGAAGGGGCCATTCAATATACAGAAAACATCAGAAAAGAATTTATGAAGGGGAAACTGAAAAGAGTTCTGCATGGTGAACCAAGGGAAGCAGATACAAAAACTAGCACGATAAAAGCAAAATTGGAAAATACGGGAGAAAAAACAAAAACACAGGAAGATTCACTATCTAACTTATTGAAGGACATGAATACATTAAAAAATGATAAAGAGTTTTATGAAAAAATGAGACGTTGGACTAATAGTCAAATGGTACAACCATCAACGGATAAAATGTACAATAAAATGTCAGAGATATCAAATGATTGGAAAAAAGACAATGATGAGGATTTACCTTTCTAAAAATGAAAAGACTTGTAATATTTGATTTTGACGATACTCTTGTAACAACAGATGCCAAGATTCGGGTCTTGAATAAAAGTTTGAGATTATCAACTTCGGAATTTGCTCACTATAATATTCAGCCCGAAGATATTCTTGATTTTTCTGAATTTCATACTCCTACTTTGGCAAATCCAAAAACTACGGATTTTTTCAATAATATTTTTTACAGAATAATCAAAACAAATTCCGATATCATGATTCTTACGGCAAGACAATTCACCAATACTGTAAGAGATTTTTTATCAAAATATATTAATGAAGATAGATTACAAATTATCGGGCATGCCGAAACGCCTGAAAAGAAAAAGAAAGCCATCGAACAAATCATGCACAAATATGATGATATCCGATTTTATGATGATAGCCCCAAAAACGTTGAAGCGGTTAGAAATCTAAAACATTTAAAAGTTAAGGCACAAATTGTTAAAAAATAACTACGCTTTTGGAACTGCCGCAGGAGCAGGTTTTGCCGCAGATTTTTGTGCAGGTGCAGGTTGCTGAGCAGGTGCGGCGGCAGGAGCGGGTTCAGCAGGTTTTTGCCCTTTCATTGCATCGGCAATAGCCTTCGGAACTACATCCTGAATTGCTTTAGTAACCATAGGCATTACTATATCTTGAATCGCTTGTTGGGCTTGTTGCAAAATTTGTTTTTGGTCAGGCTGTGCAGGTGCAGGGGCCTGGGCGGGAGCCGCTTGTGCGGGAGCCGCTTGTGCAGGTGCGGCCTGTTTTGTGGGTGGATTTTGTTCTTTCAATATTTTAAATTTAATCATGTGCTTTAACTCCTAATACTATTTATTATTTTCCCTATACTTGACAAACAGGAAAATATATGATACAATAGTTTTAAAGGAAATAAAAATGCCAACAAGATTATTGCCTATTGAGACGGCTTTGAGGAAGATTGAATTGTCCCTAATCCTTCAAGGTAAATCTTTCAAAACCAAGTTCCTCAATTGTGATAATTGTAAGTTTGGTTGGAAAAGTATTGCAGGGGGAAGAATTTCTATTCCTGAAAAACATGGGTGGTTTTGTTTTAAATATGCAAATAAACCCCATCACTCTTTTATACATTTCAAGGCTGTCAGAATAAATGCCGCAGGTCAGGAAATTCCTATTGGTACGGTATGGAGTATAGACCAACGCCGATATGTAGCCACCACACCAAAAGAAGGGGAAAAAGATATTATAAAAATAATGCGTCCGATGCGCCGAAAAAAATATGCAAAAGTCTGCCGCCGCTTCGAAGCATGCCCAAGGTAAACATGAATAACCTATTCAATCCTCATGGAGTTTGGGGTTCTGAAGATATTGAGAAACTCAACAAGGAAAGAAAGCAGACCTATCGCAAGAACAAAGAAATCAATGATATGTTGAAGGAAATGGAACGGGTCGGCATCAAAAAATTTCGTGAAATGTTCGGTCAGGAAATGGTCGATGAAATAAAAAGATTGGCTGAAGAGGAAAGAAAACTCTTCGTCCTGAAAGAGAAAATTCGCCTACAGGGAAAATTGAAAGGCGATTATCCTATGTGTGAAAAGTGCAGACGATGGAACGGGGTCGGAGCAGGAATCGAACCTTGCCCCTATGATAATGACAAGTATGAAAAGAGCATTGTATTCGACACTAACGAACTTTCGCAGAATCCATTTCCCGTTGAGGTATGCGAATATTTTATTTGGAAAAAAGATGAATAAACACTTGACAAGCGGAAAAAAATTTGGTATAATACTAGTGATGAATAAGGAGAATGAATATGCAAATGTCGGTGTTTGATAAAATCAAATACGCCAAGTGTCGCTTGCTGATTCGCAATCGTTTATTCGGAGCGTTGCTCTTGGAATTTCCTGTTGAAGAAAAACTCGACCTTGACCCGCCGACAATGGCAACCGATGGAACCAAGATTTATTACAACCCCGCTTTTGTTGAAAAAATCAATAAGAATCAAACCATGACCCTTCTGCTTCATGAACTGCTTCATATTCTTTTCAAGCATTTCATGAGGTTCAAGTTGAGTGCCATGAAAAACGAAGATGATGTCAAGACCACCAATTATGCTCTTGACTATGCAATCAACTCCGTTATCATCAACGAGTTGGCAAAGTTCGACAACCTGTTGGAGTTCCCGAAGGGTATTCTCTATGATGAACAGTTCAAGGGAATGAACGCTGAAAAAATTCTCGACCTGTTAAGACAGGAAAAGAAAGAAAAACCACGCTCTCATGACCAAAGAATGAAAGGCGGTGGTGAAGGGGATTTGGGTCAGTTTGACGACCACAAGACGAGTTCGCAAGAGACGGGCAATCAAATGGCGAACACGAAAAAGAAAACGGGGAAAAACTTACAAGACCAAATGAACGATGTCGATAAAAAAATCTACAAGCATGCTTCAAGTTTGACCCCGAAAGAACGTGGTCAGGTTCCCGATGAATTCAACCGCATGATTGACGAATACCTAGAAGAACTTGAAGGTCATGTCGATTGGAAGCGGTACATCAAAAAGAAAATGCAGGAGATTGGGCGTGGTCAGTACACGACCTCAAAAGTCAACCGTGCCTATCTGCCGTATAACCTGTACCTGCCTGGACAGACGGGTTCGAAAGCGAAAGTTGCTCTCGCTCTTGATACGTCAGGCTCCATCACCAAAGAGGACATCATTGAATTCATTGGTGAGATTCGTAGCATGCTGAGAGTAATGCCGCAGTTGGAAATTGTCCTGTACGGTTGCGATGCTGAAATCCACGGCAAAGCCCGTATCAAAGGCATCAGGAATTTCCGCAATTCCTACAACAAGGTTCTCACGGGCGGCGGCGGGACGAGTTACATCCCCGTGTTTGAAGATTTGTTGGAAGGTAAGGACAAGGATATCAAGTGCCTGTTCTATTTCACCGATGGCTACGGCGACCAAAACTATATCGAAAAGAAAGTGGGCATCGGGCGTTGGCAGACCTTTTGGGTTTTGCAGAAAGATAACAGGGGTCAGAATTTTCCGTTCGGCAAGAAAATCATCATGTGGAAAGACCACAACGAAGAAGTTATTTTGGAGAAGTAAAATGACTCTTGATAAACGAATTGTGAAACTTCATAAGGATTTTGAAAAGGAAGTCCTGACACGAATCAAGTCGTGGGGGGCTGAAGCGGAAAAAGGTTGCCTTATCATGAACAATCTGTTGGAGAATATAAAAGACCCTCTCACTTTCGGCAAGGTGCGAAAAGTTCTTGATGAAGTCGAAAAGGATTTAACGATGCCTTGTGCAATTTGTGAAAGCGAAGGGAAAACCAAGTGGGTAACTTATCGCAAATTTCTCGGCTTCGGGTGGAGAACTTATACCGATAAAATTTGCAATAACTGTTTGTGCTCCATGAAAGATGATGATGATAATTTTAGAGACATAGAGGAGAAATAAATGGACGAATACAAACGTTGGAAATTTTGGGAAAGGTGGGGATGGCGGCAACTTTTCCTTGGAGTCTTGATGTTCGTAATCCCTATGTTCTTCAGCACAAATTCCAATCTTCATTATTACCTTGCAGGGAGCATGGGAATAGGAATCCTTCTAGCCCTGAGTGCTTTATTCATTGCTATGGAATTTAGTGGAAGGGTTAGTGGTTATGAATGGCGGCAGAAGTACGACCGTTGCCCGACCTGCCATCAGGGTTGGATTAGAAAGGAGAAATAAATGAGTAAAAATACTGCTAATATCATAAGGTTTGTTTGGAATCTTCTCATGTTTGGTTTTTTTAGTTATCTTGTTTTTTGGAAAGGCCAATCGGGATGGTGGTATCTCTTTATGCTTGTACTTTGGATGAAAAGGGAAGAGCAGGAGAATCACAAACTGAAAGTTGTCAAGTTCAAAAAAACTCCTTCAAATTTTCGTGGAACTTATCCATTTGCTGAAGGTGAGGACTTGCTGATGCTCGGAGAAATTGAAGGTATGGATGGTCATATCGCCCTAGCCGACAAAGCAGGAAAAGTTTATTGGGCCTATCGTGCTAAGAACTTTGTTGAACGTGAAAGTTAAGGAAAAATAAAATAAAACAAAGGAGAAAAAAATGAGTCATTTTACCGTGTTGGTGATTGGGAAGAACATTGAGAAGCAACTGAAGCCGTATGACGAGAACAAGGATGTCAAGCCATACGTGAAGCACAACAAGCGCAACGCCGCAAAGGAACTCGCCGCCGAAGTTGCAAGGTATGAAAACTACGTGAACGGCCCCGACAAGGAAAACTACAATCAGGAGCGTTGCAAAGAGCAACTGAAGAAGTATCAAGCCATGACCCCTGCGGAGTATTGGGAAGAGTTGTGCAAGTACGAAGAAAAAGAAAACATCAAGAACGGTTGCATTTACTCTACCTACAATCCGAACAGCAAATGGGATTGGTATTCCATCGGCGGTCGGTGGACGGGTTTCTTCAAGCCGAAGAACGGAGCCAAGGGGAAACTTGGTCGTTCAGGCGCATTTGGAAATCAGCCCGAAGAGAACCACTTCGATTCCATGCTGAAGAAAGATATCGATTTCGAAGGCATGAAGGCCGAGGAACGGGCCAAGCGGGAAAAGTGGTGGAACGAGGCCCAAGAGAAAATCAAGCAGGGCGACAAGAATGCGGCGTGGATGTTCGATATCCATGATGGCGACACCAAGGAATCCTACATCAACCGTGGTGAAGATGGCATCATGACCTTTGCCGTTGTGAAAGATGGCAAATGGTATGAACAGGCCGAAATGGGTTGGTGGGGTTGCACGGGCGACAAGAAAATCTCCGATGAGGAATGGGCCAAGCAGTACACCAAACTCATCGATTCCCTGCCCGACAATACTCTGCTCACCGTTGTGGATTGCCACATTTAACAAGTAAATACGCAAGGTCTATTGGGTCTAGCAAACCCAATAGACTTTGTATAAAGGAGATAAAATGTTAGCATCAATTCAAAAAATACTTGACGTTCAACCTGTCGAAAACGCTGATGCCTTGGATAAGGTCAAGGTGTTGGGTTGGCAGGTAGTGGCAAAGCGTGGAGAGTTCAAAGTCGGAGACCTCTGCGTATATATTCAAATCGACACCATCGTTCCTGACAAGCCTGAGTTTGCTTTTCTTGCAGGGAACAAGTTTAGGGTCAGGACAATTAAACTTCGTGGCTGTTTGAGCCAAGGAATTGTTTTCCCGCTGTCGATTTTACCAAACCCTACGCCGATATCTTGGGTAGAAGGCGAAGATGTTTCTGAAACTCTTGGGGTAACTCACTATGAAAAGCCCGTGTCGGCTCAGCTCGGCGGGGAAAATAAAGGTAATTTCCCGCCATTCATCCCCAAGACGGACGAAGAGCGAATCCAAAATATTCCTGCCGTGTTGGATGAACTGCGTGGGAAACAATATATTATCACTACAAAATGTGATGGTACAAGTTGCACAATCTTTTTCAAGGACGGCGAATTTGGGGTTTGCTCTCGCAACAATATGAAAAAGGAAAGTGATAACTCAGTCTATTGGCGAGTGGCAAAGAAATATGACTTGGAAGCCAAGTTAAGAAAATTCAATAGGAACTTCGCCATTCAGGGAGAAATCTGCGGTCCAGGCATCCAAAAAAATAAATTGGGCTTGACGGAAATTGACTTTTTCGTTTTCGATGTCTTTGATATTGATGAGGGAAAATATCTCCCTGCATATCAAATGCTTTCAATTACACAAGTAATGGAACTGAAGAAAGTCCCTATTGACGAAATGGGTCAGGGCTTCCCCTACAGTTTAGAACAACTCTTGGAGAAAGCCAAAGGAAAATATCATGATACGCAAAATGACCGAGAAGGAATTGTCATTCGTTCTATCACGGGCGACTTTTCTGAACGGTTGAGAGACCGTATCAGTTTCAAAGTGCTGAACAACGACTTTCTGCTGAAGGAGAAAGAATAATGTCAATAATATTAATATTGTTTATTGTAGCCCTTGCTATATTTTTTGGATGGGCCACCTATCTTTATGTTCTCCATGCCTTATGTGCAACCTATATCATGTTCAAGGGCTTGGGGGATACAAAAGAAACTGAATGGTATTATTGCGGAACCATTTCAACTCGGATTCGCAATGCCTTCAGTATTTCGAAAACGTCTAAATTGTTAAAATATTACCGTTCTTATAAAAAGGAGAAAAAGAATGAAATTTAAAAAAGAATTTTTACAGGAATTTGAAGGCAAGACAATTCTTGATGAATTGACTGACAATAGCAGATGGTCAATTTCCCATCGAAGAATTTTTGAATTTGAAGGTAAGTTTTATGAAACTTACTACAGCGTAGGGGCCACGGAACAGCAGGACGAATCTCCGTATGAATATGATGATGCTGAAATCGAATGCCCCGAAGTCCAACCCGTACAAAAACTCGTAACTGTTTACGAAAAGATTGAAGGAGAAAATAATGAAGAATCAAAAAATTAGTCATTACAATTGGTTGGGGAAAACCATGTATCATCTAGGAATGATTAACGCCGAAAAAGACAAAGTTCGCTTCCTGCATCCATTGGGTCTTATTGCCAATATCATTTTCTTTATCATCATATTTTTCATGGAAGGCATCAAAGGGGTCAAGGAAAATTATCCCGACATGGTTTGTTTGTGGTAAACATGAATACACTAATCGGAAAATATCGTACTTGGAAAATCAAACAGAACACGGTCAGGAGACCCATTGTTTTTCGTGGAAAGTTATTCGGCATTACCTACGGAATGAAAACACTTCTGTGGGTTGTTATGATTGCAATAATTCTTCTATCTCTGTTAGTAGGGAAATAAGAATGGCTTCGTCTCAAATGATAAATAATCTTGGAGGCGAAGCATGACCGTAAAAAAACTAATTCAACTGCTACAATCCTTTAACTTAAATGCTGAAGTTCATGTGCCTAATTATCGTGAGGGTCGCAAGCCTGGGCAAACTCTTCCTGTTTCTTACATTGATATTATTGAAAGAGGCGGCAATCCTACCGTTGGGTTTGCATCTGAAATGTTTAAACCCAAAAACAAAAAGATTAGTAAAAAAATCATAATCTTATAAGGGAGTAAAAAATGAATGAACCTTATCTTATTCAACGTATGACAAAACCTACTCGTAAAAATGGAAAAGTTTTTGATAATCCTTTCAATTTCGGCGGCGGGTATGTGAATGGCGGGTTTACTGAAAAGGCTTGGGCTATCATCAAAGAAATCGTGGCCTTTGACTATATGGGAGCCGCAGAGTTTGAATTCGGTTCCTTGCCGAAAAGTTTTGGGGAAATTGTCAAAAATCACGCAACCTATGGAGCAGGAGAAATAACCATTAACAAAATTCCCGTATATTATATCTGCTCTGCTGAAATGCAAGAAACCGTCAGGGATTGGATAAAAGGATTAGCCAAAGATAAATTTCACTTAAAATGTTCTTCGGGATTTAAACGAGCGGTGGGGTATCTTGACAAATGGGATAATGATTATCTTGAAAAAGAAAAAAAGAAAGATAAAAATTTTGTCCCGTATTGGGAAAAAACTATCGGGTGGATTGACATTCGAAATCATTATATGTTCTTTACCGATAAAGAAACATATGACAAACTCGTGGAACTCTTTCGCATCGGCATACCTGATGAGAAAATTTCTTGGATAAAGAGGTTGCTTAAAAAACTGCATGTTACACATTGAAAATGTTTTATACGAAGAAATCGTCAATCCCGAAGATTACGAATTCTACCTTGCTAGGCAATGCACTTGCAACAACAATTGGAAAACCATTGGAGTTGAAAAAGGTGTGGAAGGTAAAGAGGTTCTTCGGCATTGGAAAACACCATTACCCACAAAAGATATTCCAAGTAAACAAAACGTGATTCTATATTCAAGGAGTTAAAATGGGAACATATAAAACACCTGAAAGAAGAGTGCAGAAATACAACGGTTCCTTTATCTCAGCCGTGCGGGAATTCGGCTCTTCGATGATTGGTGCTCGTGAAATCGAACTTCTTGACTTGGAAATGATGGCTGAGAAAATGCAACTCCCTGCATCTTTCTTCATTGCCAACAAAACGCTAGACCATGCCATCGAAGAGCTGAGGGAAATGAATCCCGATTTATGTCCGAATGTGAGGGCCATAAAAGAACAATCGAAATAAAAACGAAAGAGGAAAGAATGATAGTTGAAAAAAAGATTATTGTTGATATCGACCATTGTTGGAATGCATGCCCCTACAACGGACTTGATTTTAATGTCATGACTTGCGACCATCCCCAAGCCCCTAACAATGGATATATCATTTCCCATCCTGAATGTGATACAGGCTTTCCTGAAGATTGTCCTCTAATAATAGATTAATAGATTAATAAGGAGAAAAGAATGAAAAACAAAAAAGGATTTACGCTGATTGAGGTTTTGATTTGTATTGCGATTGTGGGGATTATTCTCGCCATTGCTATCCCGAATATCAAAGTAGCCGTGGATAAGAATAAGAAAAAGAACAGCAGGGTAGATGTGGTCGAGACAAGAAGGGAAGCGGAGCGGGAACTTCAGCAGATGAGAGAGAATCCTGCGATTACTATTACTAAAATCAGTTCCCAAGATATGTTCACCTTCTATCGGATACGAGACAATGGGCATGAATATCTCCTTGTTTACAATCATGGTAGCGGTAATATTGCCATCACCCCAAGGTGGTAAAAATGAAAAAAATGAATTTGATTTTTAGTTTTTATATCCTTTTGGTTTTCTGTTTTTTATTTTTTGCATGCGATGAAATTGCAGAAATGGAAAAACGAGAGAAAAAGAACGAACAACTTCTGAAGCAGGATACGGTTAGAAACGAGGGTCGATTGGAAATATCTTTTGCCGCAAGTCGAAAGGATATGGACTTTTACATTATTACCGACAAGAAAACAGGAAAACAATTCCTGTTATCTCGTTACCAAGACAGCCACGACAGCATGTGTATAGTGGAACTGAAGGAAGGAGAAAAATATGAATCTTCAAACTATTAAGAATTTTTTCAATCTGAATAATCCTAAAGAAAAGGAAGAGGAAGAGCACAAAAAGAAATTGGAAGAACTGCGGGACTTGTGGTTGAATTATGAAGTGCATTATTTTTTGTACAATATTCATCACAACCATCCTGTATCAAAAAAGGTTGAAATCTTTAAATTTCTTTATAAATTTAATAGGGAAACACAAAGAAAAGAAAAGAAAAATATAAAAGAAGATACAGTTTATATTTTAGCATTGAGGAAGGCTCAAACTTATCTGAGCAAAAATATGGCTTTTTGGACAGGAGAACAAGAAACGGGTATCGTTATCAACGACCCGATTTTTGTTGACTTCAAGGAAATAACCAAAAAGGAATTCGACAGGTTGAACAAGAAACGGGTATCGTTATCAACGACCCGATTTTTGTTGACTTCAAGGAAATAACCAAAAAGGAATTCGACAGGTTGAACAAGAAACCAAATGCTAAAAAGAGACGATAGATGTCCGATTACTCATAACGACAAACTCCGTCTGCGAAATATTCTGCGATGCGGTTGTGAGTGGCCAGGAGATAATAAAGATGTAGGCCACGGCTTATTGGTCAAAGATGGAGTAACTCGATACGATTATTGTGAAGTCTGTCCGAAAAGAAAATTCAACATCATTCATCAGGTAGTAGAAAAAAGAGAAATTAATATGAATAATAATGGAATAGTGATAGAAGAAGAAGAGTCCACTTTTATATTTTTGCCTTGTGAGGAAGCGATAAAATTAGGGGTCAATGGTTTAGAAGAAACGCAAAAAGTTTTTAGACTTCCTGATAATGGTTTACCTGAATACTACGAAAAACTTGAAATAGTAGAAGGAAATGAATTCTCTATACCTAGAATAAAGGCAACAAAAATCAAGAGAATAGAATAGCCCCGCCCAATAAATATAGGTATGAGATTAAGTTTCAGGTTTCCTGCCCTTATCTTTTATGTGAATAAAGTTCAAAAGGGGAAAGGCTACGTGGTCAGGGGCAAGACCATCGGCCCCGTTGTAATAATAGGGGCTTCTTATGAAAAGGACAGGGGGCTTCTAGAGCACGAAATAGAGCACGTTCGGCAGTTCTGGACCCACGGCCTTATTATTCACTCCTACCTTTACCTCATTCGGAAATACAGATTGTGGTGTGAATGCAAGGCCTATTACAAACAATGGCTTTATTCGGGCCGAACAGAAGCAAGAAAAGCAGACTTCAGGGACAGGATTTGGCTTTTCTACAATCTAAAATATTCACGGGAATATGTAGAGAAGAAATTTTATTCCTTTTTTCCTAAAGAAACATGAAATTCAATACTGTAAATATGTACGATGAACTCGTAAATCTCGCCGCTGACATATTCGAAACCTACGGCGTTACCCTGCGCTTGGAATGGGACGATTACGATAATTACATCGTGCTCGACCGCATCGAGAAAAGGCCGTCCATCAAATCCTCACCCGTTGCAGGATTTGAAGCCATGAGAGAGGTCATAAAATTTGCAGACAAAAATGAAGTCGGAATCAAACTCATCGCTTCCGCTAGTTACGGAACCCCCTTGGATAAACTCCTTCCTTTCTACAAGCATTTCGGATTCAAAATAGGAGCCAAGCACCCTAGCGATGATGTCAATATGATACGCCCTCCCCAATAACAAAAACATGGATACAAAATTATTATACTTATATCACGGCACGTCTCTTCACGATTTTAGAATGATGAAAGCCACTTACGATGTAAACCGTCTTTATGCAACCGATGATTTAGATACGGCAAAGGAAGAGGCAAATCAAACGGCTAAACGAGAACAAAGCAGTCCTGTAATAATTGTGTTTGACAGGGTGAAACTTTCGCATTTAGTTGATTACAATACGCTTGGGTGCTTCACGGGAAATATCAAACCCGCCATTCTCCGAGCTTATATATGTGAAAACGGCGAAGTCGGATTGAAACTATAAACCGCATTATCTTGCGGATTATCTGTAAAAACAAGCCTAATACGCAAAAGATTGCACTTTACGCAACACTTTTTCGAAGCTACAAAAATTCGAAAAAATAATTTTTTAAGATTCCGCAACAAACAGCAGAAAACCACTACAAGGTGTGGTATAATATAAGTGAACGAACGAGGAGGTTAAGAATGTTACCTTTTATCTTGACTGTAATAGCGGGTATAATCATCTTTTTGTCTTTCAAAGAAAAACCATCTGGACCCTGCACCGTCATAGGTGCTATCTTAGCGGTCGTTGCGGCTTTTTCTTGGGTCGCTGTTCCCATATCCGTTAGTACCATCAATTATGAAATTGATGACTACAACGAATCGAAATTCATTCTTCAGCACATGGATTTAAAGGGAATGAGTGATTTACACAAGGCCAAAATACTTGAACCTTTTCTTATGAAAGACAGAAGCATGCGGTATTGCAAAGCACATTACAACTCTTTTTGGTTCGACCTTTACATACCCGATGAATGCAAAGACATTGAACTGATGAAAGGGTGGTAAAAATGTCTCCCGATATCAACATGCTAGATTCTAAAAGGTCAAGAATGAAACCGAGGGAAGATGGCAAAATTGTATTCTGCAAACAATGCAGGTTTTCAAAAGGAATGACTTTCTTCAGCGATTGTTCCGAAAGTTGTGAACATCCCAACAACATCTATTACGAAAACTCCTACGATGAACCCGACAGAAAGCATAGGGAACATCCAAGTCATATAAACAAGTACAACAACTGCGTGTGGTACAAGCCGAGACGAAATCTGTTCCAAACGATTCTAAGTATTTTTAAAGGAGAATAAAAATGCATAACGAAAAAAGCCCGTTGGCGAACAAGACGGTGAAAATCAAGGCCGAAGCGAACGAACTCGGCGGGAACAAAATCCTGATTGAAGATTGGTGGGACAGGGTAGCGGGAAAGTCTTGGATGTTCTGTGATGGCAACATCGCATGCTTGGGGTACGCCATGCGGACGGCCTTGGCGAATCCACGAGTCCCGAATAATGACGAGGTACTCTACGGAAAAATCAACGGCTTGGGATACTTGGTTCACATATCGGAATTAGAACAGGGCTAGTTATAATAGAAAAATCTCTACACGAGCGAGACAAGAATGAAAATGAAAGGCGACATAACCAAAGAACAAGCCAAAAAAGATATCGAACATATCATAAAAAATTTTAATTGGGGAAAAGTACAAGAAACTATGAAAGCCTTGAATTGGAATTGGTGGGACAGTTCAAATCCCCCAACCGTTCCACAGATGAAGAAAATGGTGAACGAACTTTTCAAAGATACTTTGGCCCACCTGAACGACAAAGAAAATGAAAAGAATATTAATGGCCTTGCAATAGTCGATTCTTGGTATGTCGAAAGCGGGGGCTTCAGAGTTACGTTATGGGATAGAAAAAAATTGGAATTATCTTTTATCGTTGACGGGTGGTCATCGGAAGGTAGAAGGTGAAAAATGAAAAAGACATACTGCCGCAATTGCAAATATTTCAAGCATTGGCGATGCGCTGATTTTTTCAATAATGTGTTCGACATCGACACGGACGACCAATGCAAATATCCCGACAATATTTTCTACGAAGAAGGCTACGATAGACCGAAGAAAAGATACCGAGAACAACCGCAGTATATTAATAAAAATAACTCCTGCGCTTGGTACGAACGCAAATTTTCAATATGGCGATTCCTATTAGCATTGATACAAATAATCCGCAAAAAGGAGAAAGAATGAAAAAATTACTTATTTTATTGATTTGTATTATAGGGTTACTAGGTTGTCAAAAGGACGCTCAGCAAACCTTCGTCAGCAAATCCAATCCCAATTTCAAACCTGAACTCCTGTTCGAAATTGACGGCTACAAAGTCTATCGGTTTTATGATGATAGAACCGTCTATTTCGTCATTCCTGAAGGCTCCACTCATTCACGAGTTGATACGACAGGCAAGGGGTCATACAGGGATTACGATACATACACGGTCAGAGAAAAAGAAGAGGAGTAAAGAATGGACGTTGTAAATAAAATCAAGATTTACGAGGTCGATGGAGAAGAGGCTATCGCTGACGACAGAGTTCTAATTGTTTCAAGCGATTGGGACAACAACAAGATGATAAACATTCAATTGGAGAATGGCAGTACAATCCCGCCCAAGCAATCTAGTTTCTTCACAGTCGATGCTTCGGAATTGAGAAGAGCCATCGAGAACGCAACGAACAAATAAGCATGCTTGTCGCATTCGGGATTATTCTTGCAATCGCATGGGCTTGGATAGGATGGGAATTAAAGCATGCTCTTTTAGAGGGAAGTGAAGAAAGGAAGTGAAGAATGAACGAGAATACCAAGGAAATGCAGGAACTCCATTGTCATGCTTGCAACGGTTATGTACAGTTCCCAATCGACCTGAGCATGGACGGCAATTACGAACTTGCATGCCCCAACTGCGGACACATTCATTGTCGGGTTGTGAAGAGAGGCATTATCACGGACGAACGATTCGACAGCAGGAACGGCCCGACCATATACCTTCAAAGCACTTTGCTTACTTATTCAGTAACTTCAACATCGACCGCTTCAATTACTTACGGCGGGTCAGGAACAATCGGGACGGGCGACTTGTGGTGTACGAGTTATACCGTTACGGACTATGTTTATACATCATGAAAAGGAGAAAGCATGAAGAAAGAAGATTTTGACAAATTCAAAGAAAAGTTAATTGAAGAATTCGATTGGGAAAAGGTTCATAAAATCATGACCTTTTTAAATTGGGAATGGCATATAAACAGAGAAGATTTTCAAGTAAACGGAGTGCCAACTGTCCCTCAATTAAAAGAAGGGGTCTTATCCTTTGTAGATAGTGCCATTAAAGCCTTTTATGAACTTCCTGATTTCATCTATCATGATGTCGGTGGATTTAAAATTTTTGTCAGAGAATTTGAAAAGGAAATAAGCATAGAAGTAATGTTCGTCCCTGAAGATTATGATAGTGATTTTTGGGAAGAATAAGAAAAGCATGCTTATAAAAATACTGAATTTTTTAGAATCTTGGTGGGGTAGATTATTAATATCAATCCTAGGGTTTTTGCTTGGGGTTTTTGTTATTGGCCCTTGGCTTTTGAATGATTGACTAAAAGCATGCTTCCAAAATTAGAAGAATATAAAGACCTTTCTAAAGTCCCTCTAGAACATCCTGAAGTTCCTCATATGTGCGTAGAGCCTGAAATAATCTGCCCTCATGCATGCGGAGACAAGGGATGCCTGAATCCTGACTATTTCGATTGCAGATATTCTAGAAAGAAAAGCATGCTTATTAATATTACCTAATATTAATTTGCGGCTGAAAGCATGCTTATTAATATTACCTAATATTACACGGGGCGAAAAGCATGCTTATATGATTATGCAAAAAGTGGGTGGTGTCGGGTTTAATTGTTGCCAAGGTAGCACCCTCTAAGCCCAAGCCCACCCTATACCAATATACCCCTATAGCGGCCCCTCCCCCTATGCACCCCCCGCCTACCCCCATTATACCATACTACCCCACCACTTGTCAAGCCCCTAAGCCCTGGTTGAATGTTACTGAATCTTATCAGTAGAAAAATTCACAGCAGCCTTGACAAGTGTAATCTTATATGGTACAATGTGGGTATGAACAATGTAAACAATAGAGCAATAGCAAGGGCCACTCGCACTATCAAAGAGATGCAAGAGTATGGACAGTTCAGTTACAATGAACTCGTTGCTCTTCGCAATTGGCTTGATGAAGAGATTAAGGTGAGTGAGAAGAAGGTAGCCAAACAGTTCAAGCCCGACATGAAGGTTACGTGGAACTCCAAGAGGTTCGGCAAGTGCACGGGTAAGTTGTTCAGCATCATGGGCACCAATGCCTTCATCGTTGGTGAGGGTCAGGAATGGAGTCCGATAGTTGTCAGGGTTACTAAACTTACAATAGTAAAGTAAGGAGAGATAACATGAACGAAGAACTGAAGGTCGATAAGGTCAATCAGGTCATGGACATCGTGAAGAGCATGGGCATCGATGAACTCATCAACCTCAACAAATATATCGTTGGGTTCATCAGGGCCAAGTCTAACCAAGGCAACGAAGAGTACGCCGTGGGCGACAAGGTGTTCTTCAAAGGTCGGCGTGGGGTCGAGCACGGTATCATCACCAAGTTGAACCGCACTCGTGCCATCGTCAAGACTGAATGCAGGGGCAATCAGTTCGTACCCGTTCAGCATGTCAATTGGAATGTTCCCTACGCCATGCTCAGCAAGGAGCAGTAGGATGAGCAAGCCTGTCTATTCACGACTGATGATATCGTGGCCCGAAGAACTCGGCATGCTCTACGAGAGCCGCAAGACCCTGCTGACGCTCGGCATCAAGTTGAGCGATGAGCACAAGAAACGCATCAAGTATCTAGAGAAGATATTGAATGCCACCGAAAGGAAGGAGCAGTAACATGAAGCAGTATTCATCTTGGAGCCTGAGCCAAGCCGAGCTCGATGCGTACAAGAAGTATGTCGGAGAGATTGGCAACAGCAAGAAGTTCATCCTGACGTTGGACAACCTGCGTAACCGATGGTTGGATGAGCATGAGTATGAGGATTGGAAGGACTACGAAAAGGTCATGCGCTCGTTCCTTCCCGCCGAAGTCAGGTTCATCCGTTCGACCAAGCGGCCCATCGGAATGGTCGTGGAGATACCCAACATTACCCGCCAAGTCCATATCTATCTGAAGTATTCCAAAGGGTATATGTGCGTCAGCGGCAAGGTGCTGTAATGTGGCAGATGGTGAAGGACTTTCTGAAATGGTTCTTCACGGATTGGCACTTCAGCAGGATTGAGGAATGAAAGTAACAGTAAGGTATAAGGGTCGCAACAGGGTCGTAACTTTTCGCAAAGGCGAACGGGTACGATTTTGGGGGCGACAGTTGCGATTCGGCAGGATTGTATCCTTCGCAACCCTTTGGGCTTATATCAGGAATGATGGTGAGATTTGGCAGGTGCCCTATCAAGCAATAAAAAAGGTGGTGTAAAATGAAAATGTTTATTGTTAACCTATTCATCGGATTCGTGGTCATGAGTATGTTGCGCCATGCGGGGTATAGAGGATTAAGGGCGTGGGTAGGATTACTCATCGTTGCCATCATCGTTGCATTAGTTGAGACCATATTTATAGAGGATAAAGATGAAACTAGCATGTAACAGGTGCGGAGCGGTTGACGACAATCCCAATACCTGCCCCGTCTGCGGCAACGATAAGTTCATGGCATTGACCGCATACTTGGACAAGTTGGAAGAGTTGGTGGACTTCGAAATAAAGGATAGAGGGCTTGACAAACGCAAAAGAGTGTGATATAATATAGACATGAAAAAGAAAGATTGTACATGGGTTATGACGAATGCGTGGGATGTCAAGTATTCATTGAAGAAAGCAAACGTGAAGCCCAATTGGTACATCCCCTGCATCGAAGCCACATCCAATTGGTTGAGCAAGAACTTGGTGAACGGCTTTGAGCATTGCCCTTATTGCGGCAAGAGTTTGTTTATTAAAGAAAAATAACATAACAAAGGAGTCGAGACATGGCAATGACAATTCGTAGTTTGAACATGAAGGCCTACCGCAACCACTTGCTTGACCTGATGACGGGTCGTTGCAAGGCGGTTGAGGCAGGAGACCTAGAGCACAACATTCCCACTTTCGTTTGGGGGCCGCCAGGAATTGGCAAGAGCATGATTCTTGCGTCCATCTGTAAGGACAGTTGGATGAAGGCCACGACCGATGACGGCAAGGGCAACAAGGTGGCGATGTACAGCGAAAAGATGCTGATGAAGCATCGCCCTTGGGACGCTTCGAATTGGAGTTTCTATACTGCCGCCGAAACCAAGGAGTTCGACAAGCACAGCGAAGGCTACATCCTGATGGATGTGCGCCTCAGCCAAGTTGACCCCGTGGAAATCAAGGGTGCGCCCTTCTACGATACCGTCAACATGAAGGCGGGGTTCATCCGCTTCAACTCCATCCTGCCCGACCCCAAGTCCACGCATCCCATCTTCCTTCTGCTTGACGAATTTCCGTTGGCCTCGGACATGGTGCAGTCCGCAGGTTATCAACTTATCAACGACCGCAAGGTTGGCGACTATCGCCTTCCCGACCGCTGTATCGTGATTGCGGCGGGGAACCGTCCCGAAGATGGCGGTGTTCATTTCGAAATGAGCATCGCCCTTGAAAACCGTTTCGACCATATCGCCCTCGATATCGACTACGATGGCTTTGTCAAGTACATGGCGAACGGGCACGGCTACGATGAAACCCTTATCGCCTTCCTTCAGTTCAACAAGGAACAGGACAAGAATGTTCTGTACAAGCTCGACCAAGGCAAGGGCAACTTCCCCACCTTCAGGTCGTGGGAAAAGTCGGCCCGTAAAATCAAATACGGCGGCAGGGAAGCCGATGCAATCTCCGATTCAGTAGGTCAGGCGTGTGCCGCCAAGTTCGAAACCTTCAAGGAATTCACCAAGGACATTCCCGATGTCGATGTCATTCTGAAGAAGGGGATGTACTTCGACCGTGTGGAGTTGCAGTTGGTCGCCAATCAGAAGGTCGGCAACGAACTCATCAACAAGGAAAAACTTGTCAAGACCTCACCCGATAAGGCCTTCGACATCTTTCAGTATTTCGTCAATATGAAGAACCCGAAGGATGTCAACGACAAGCGTGAGGAACTGACCATTCTCTTCCTCGTCAACATCAAGGACGAACTTGAAATCCTTGACAAAATCGACAAGGGCTTTCAGAAGGCTCTGAAGTCGGGTGCCGTCAAGATGGAGAAGAACCCCGAAACGGGCGAGAACATCGTGGATATCTACGGCATGATTTTCTTCAAGTGGCATACGCTGTCCGACTTGGACTAGGAGAGCAACATGAAGTCCGACAAAGAAAAGTTCGATGATGAAATGGATGCGTTGTGGGGTCAGGCTGTGAAAGCCGCCAAGAAACTGAACGAGGCTGATAAAGAACTGTTCATGAAAAGGTTTCATGCTGAGTTGGCCCAACTTGACGCAAGCAAAGAGAAACTTGAACAGTACGTCAAGGACATCAAGGCCACGGTGGAGAAGTATTAAGAATCTCGACTCCAATTGAGATAGAGGGGTCAGGGAACGCCATGTCTCTGACCTCTCGCAAGAAGGGTGAGGAGTGCTAATGGGTTGACCGTTAGCAGTCCTGACCCTTTTTGTTTTTGCGGAGACTTTTGCTATTACAGATATGTGTGAGTGCAATTTTGCAGTATTGAACCTGAATTGCGATTGGCTCTAGAATATACTGTACGCAGAATTTTGCTGAATTGATTTTCCCCGCCGAGAGGTATAAAAATTATGCAAGATGAGCAGGTTGCGAATTGTTCAGACCTAGTAGAAATTGTTAAGAAGTAAATTTTTATTTTTTTCTGCGGGGCTAGAATTTAGTATGACCCTGTTAGGATATGTTCTATGTACAATGCCCTGACCTATTACGGATGGGCCGAACATGGCAGGATATATCAAAATGATATCACTCTGATATACTCTGCTATCGACAAACTAGGGTATCTTGTAGGGGCAAAAAGGTCTTGACAACAGGTATAAATTATGCTATAATATTTTTATGTGTAAGGTATATTGTAAGCGTAATAAATTGGCCCTGCAAAACAGCATAAAAATGGGGTCTATTCATGCTTAGACGTACACCTGAATATTGGGGTGGAAAGTTCAGACTTTGGGTGGTATTGCATGGTGGTATGAACAAGTATAAACAAAGAATTGTATGTCGTAAATGTCCTAACTATAATGGTGGTGGTTATTGTACAAGATTAAAAAGAAATTTGAATAGGATAATGGTGCGGCGGGATTTTAAGGATGTTCAATATTCAAAGAAACTTTATAATAGTGTATGGGCTTGTGCGGAATGGATAAAGCATGTCTAAGCATACATTGGGATATTGGAATAGGAAATTTAAACTTTGGGTAATACTGCATGG